ATCTTATCTTCTGGATAATTTAATCTTAGAACTCTATTCAATCTAGGAAGCGAAAACATCGAAATCCAAAGTCTTAACAATAGTTGGTTTAAAAGTATTAAATTGAGTAGGTCGCTTTGTCATAATCCTGTGTTCAGATCCTAACAGGCAATAACCACAGGCATCTCCGATATGTGAATGCATATCTTTATGAGGAACATCTTTAAACCTTTCTTGCCCAGCTCCTACAGCAACTCGCTTATAATGATAACCACCAGCTAAAGATTTTCTTAACTTTACACATTTCTTATCAACAATAAATCCAGCTTTGCCTTCTATCAATCTTCCCATAGGAATAGCCAGAGCTTCTCGTCTAGTTCTAAAATCATTTGTTGCTGTTGGCTGTGCCATCAAGCCATGAGTTTTTAAATG